GGTGGCGGTGGCGGTGGCGCAGGGGCATTAATGACTGCCACTGGACTAGCTGTGACGGCTCAGACATACAATATAGTTGTGGGAGCAGGAGGGGTTGGTGGCCCTCTCGGTTCTGATGGCGCTGGGGGGCAGGGTATCGATTCTACATTTAGTTCCATTACTGCGCTAGGTGGAGGTTTTGGTGGTAGAAATGTTGCCGGACATGAGCCGGGTAAGGCTGGCGGTTGTGGAGGTGGTGGGCATGGTGCAAATGCTGGTGGTACTGGTAGTCCGGGGTTTAACGGTGGAGCAGGGTATGGCTCTTCAAATTATGGTACAGGTGGCGGTGGTGGTATGGGTGCTGTTGGTGGGGCAGGTACTTCATCGGCTGGGGGCGCAGGAGGAAATGGTTTAGCTAACTCAATTACCGCAACTGCTGTTACATATTGTGGAGGTGGTGGAGGAGGCTTCAGAGCTGCGGGTACTGCGGCAGTTGGAGGAGCTGGTGGCGGTGGTGCAGGAGGTGTTGGTACTACAAACGGTGTTGCTGGAACAGCAAATCTAGGTAGCGGTGGGGGAGCCGGAGGAACCCCATCATATACAGGTGGAGCAGGCGGCTCAGGCGTAGTAATCATAAGATACCAATTTCAATAATAAAGGAAAACTAATATGACTCACTTCGCAGAAATTAATTCAGACAGTATCGTACAAAGAGTAATAGTAGCAGAGCAAAACTTCATCAACTCTGGCGCAGTAGGTGACAGCTTTAACTGGGTACAGACTAGCTATAACGGTAACTTCCGTAAGAACTATGCAGGGACTGGTTACTCATACGATAAAGCTAAAGATGCTTTCATAGCTCCTAAGCCTTATCCAAGCTGGCTGTTAGTAGAAGCCACTTGCCAGTGGGAATCTCCTGTGGCTTATCCTACAGATGGGAAGATGTATACATGGGATGAAGATACGACCAACTGGGTTGAAGTACCAGAGTAAATGGAGAAAATCCTAGAGAGTGCATGGGCACTGTTCGTAGCTATAGGATGGTTTTTTATCAACAGAATTACAGCTAAGGTAGATGCTCTTGAGAAAGATAAGGCTGATAACTCTGCTGTTGGTAGACACTCTGAGTTGATCCATGAGACTGACAGGAGAATAGATGAGCTACAGCATACTACAGTACCACGACAGGAGTACAAGTCTGACATAGGTGCTCTTCATATTCGAGCTAATGAGCTTGAGAGATCTAAAGAAGACAAGGTAACAGACATACGAATAGTTAGTGGTGATGACTTTAAGACTCCTAAAAAAGGGAAGTAAGTGGATAAAATTAATGAGGTAGTTATCGCTGTATCTAGTGGCACCCTTGGGATATGCTTGTGGATCTGTAAACGTATGTTTAAATCTATTGATATAGCCCATGAGCGTCTAGATAAGCTTGAATCTAAACAAGTAGATAAGCAGTACCTAGAGAATCAATTAAGCCCTATCAGGGTTGATGTGAATATAATACTTCAACATTTATTAGCTAATAAGAATCGGGAGAAATAAAGTAATGGAAATGATTATGAACCAGAGTTGGTTCCAGATTGCAGGAGAGATTGTATTGATGTTCACAGCTCTAACAGGAGCCATGCCAGACAGGTTTGTTAATAAGATTCCTGTCTTAGGTAAGCTATGGCCTATCTTTAACTGGCTAGCTGGTAACGTCTTTAATAACGTCAACCACCCTAAGGGGATGGCTGCCTTAAGCGAAGTAGAAGATGAACTTGATAAAGCAAAGGCTGAAGTTAGGAATCGTGTTAAGCTTCCTGATGTGCTTGACGGGGTGTAGTGGAACCCTTACGCAGCTTATAGCACCTTTAACTACCTTTGGTTTAGGACTTTATAATGCTGACTCATACTACTCAAAAGAATGTGTATGGTATGAGCCAGTAAAGTTTAGTCCTGATACCAAAGAATGGCTCAGGAGTACTAATCCTCCCAAACATGTTATTAAAGATGTGGCTAAGGTGGCTAGAAACAATGATATATTTAAAGAGGTATGCAAATAAATGACTACAGGAACCGTAAAGGAGCTAGGAGCTCTACATGGGCTTATAGCTCGTACGCTAACAGACCAAGTTAAGAATGGTATTACTCAGGTATCTAAGGATGGAACAGTTGAGCAAGTGTCAGCTCCTGCCTCTGTTATCAATGTGGCAAGGCAGTTCCTTAGGGACAATAATATTGAGTGCATGGGAGTTAATAACGATGATATTAAAAGTTTAGTGGAAGGATTGCCCTTTGAATCAGGAGAACAAGCTAGACCTAACTAAATGTGGTGTGTGTGATAAGGTAATACAGGGGGAGATCTTATATAAGACTAGCCCTTCCAACTCTAACGGTCCTTTCGATCTCTGTGAGGACACTATATACTTTTGTAATCCTACATGTTCTTTAATATACCATGAAACCTCCTCAAGACAAACTAAGGGCAGCGGACCCGATAAAGAGTGACTTTAGAAACTTCCTATTCTTAGCTTGGAAGCATCTAGGGCTACCTCCTCCTACAGCAGTTCAGTATGATATAGCTAAGTACCTACAACACGGCCCTAAGAGACTTATAATAGAAGCTTTTAGGGGTGTAGGTAAGTCATGGATCACCAGTGCCTTCGTAGTCTGGAGGCTTCTGTGTGATCCTCAGCTGAAATTCCTAGTAGTATCCGCTAGTAAGCAGAGGGCTGACGATTTCAGTACCTTTACTAAGAGAATTATACATGAGATGGAGATTCTACAGCATCTTAAGGCTAGAAGTGAGCAACGAGACTCCAATGTAGCCTTTGATGTAGGACCTTCTAGAGCCTCACACGCTCCTACAGTTAAGTCTGTAGGCATTACAGGCCAGATAGTAGGTAGTAGAGCTCATATCATCATAGCAGACGATGTAGAAGTACTCTCCAATGCCCTAACACAGGTCATGAGAGAGAAGCTAGAAGAAGTTGTTAAAGAGTTTGATGCTGTAGTAATGCCTAAAGTAGGTAGAGTAGTCTACCTTGGTACTCCTCAAGTAGAGGAAACACTATATAATAGACTACAAGACAAGGGTTATAAGTGTCGTATATGGCCTGCCCTTAAGCCTGCTAAAAGGCTTGTAGAGTTCTATGGTCCTAGACTAGCTCCTTACATAAACGAGCTTGATATACCCATAGGAGAGCCTACAGACCCTGATAGATTTGATTCACTAGACTTAGAGGAGCGTAAAGCCTCCTATGGTAAGGCTGGTTTTGCTAGACAGTTCATGCTAGATACCAGTGGTGAAGACTCTCTCAGGTATCCGCTTAAGTTGGCTGATCTACTGGTAGTCCCTCTAGACAAAGATAAAGCTCCCGGTAGAATACAGTGGGCTAAGGGAGACCGTGATCTAACTTTACAAGCTGTAGGACTTACAGGAGATTACTTCTATAAACCTTTCAGTGTCTCTGAAGACTACTACGAGTATACGGGTTGTGCTATGCACATTGATCCTGCTGGTAGAGGACAGGATGAGACAGGGTATTGTATTACTAAGTTTCTTAATGGTAATATCTTTGTACTTAAAGTAGGAGGACTACCCGGTGGTTATGATAGAAGTACTCTCAAGCAGCTAGCAAGCCTAGCAGCTGAGTTCAAACCTAATGCTATTGAGATAGAAGCTAACTTCGGTGATGGCATGTATACTCAGCTATTTAAGCCGGTTCTCAATGAGCAGTATAATTGCTTGGTTGAAGAAATTAAGCACCATAAACAGAAGGAACATAGGATACTAGATACTCTAGAAATCCTCATGTCTCAACATAGAATTATCTTCAACTATGAAGAAATCATAAGAGACTATGAGGACTATAAAGAACATCCTCAACGACAACTATTCTACCAGATGACAAGGCTATCCAGAGATAAAGGTAGCCTACAGCATGATGATAGAGTAGATGTACTAGCTATGGGAGTTGCCTATTGGAAAGAGCAAGTAGAAGCTAATAGAGAACGTGAGTACATCCAACGTAGAGAAGAAGCAGTACTACGAGGCTGTACAGAATTTATGAACGCTGCAGGCCAGAGCATGCCTGAAGAGGATCTGTGGGTAAAAGTATGATATGGTTATTATTAGTAATTCAATTAGGAGGTGATCCTGTATCTGGTAACTCCCCTATAATTCTTAGAGGAGAAGTAGCTGAAACATTTGCTAGTAAACAAGCTTGCGAAGAGAAGATAAAAAAGATAGCAGAATCGAAGGAACAAAGGCATCCAACAATACGTTTAGGATGCGTAATTTATCCTAAAAAGGCTATATGAAATCTAAGGAATCTTCAGTAACATATACTAAGATATCAGGTGATATCACCAAACCTATCAGTAATATGGTATATCCCTACAACTATACTAAAGAAGGAGTAAAAGAATATGGGTTTCAACGTAAAAAAAGACCAAGGGAACTTCCAAAATGGGGTACTCAATATGAGCCTTGGGAAGTCTAATCCAACACCAGCAGCAATGGCTCCACCCGGTAAGTCTCTTAAAGGACAAGGAACTACATCACTCTCTACGAGGCTACCAGTTACTACAGTTCGTGGAGCAGTAGGACCTCATAAGGGGATTTAACTATGTGTGCTGTACAAGCTGGTGCTTATAAGGCATCACAGTCTCAGCTCCCTATCTCTACTCCTGTAACTGCAGGCCTTGAACAATTAGGGGGTGGTAGAAGCTTTACTGATAACCTTAAACAGAACACAGGACTAGGTAAGGTCGTGTCTCCAGCTAAAGCTCCTAAAGCTCAGGCAGCGGCTAAACGACAGAAAGCTAGTAAATCTGGTGGTAGCTCAGGTGCAGGACTTAGAATAGATAATCCTGGGCTATTCACTGGAATGCAGATATGAACTACCTTTAGGCTTACTGAGAGCCGATATAAGGCCATGTTATCTTCTAAGGGTACTCTAGGGTACCTTTAGGAGTTATTGGCTTATATAGGAGCTGATGGACTCCTGGTAGGGGCTATAGGGAATATTTTACTTTAAAAATCTGTTAGGGTATACGTAATGATCAGAAACGAAATTCCCCCCATCGACCTTTATATATTCATTATGCGCGCACGGGCAGGCGTACGCGTCATTAAATACTTTTAGCAGCCTTCAGAACTGATAGCAGCCTATAAATTCCTGTAGAACTGGTAGCACTGGTAGGCGGCTGATAGAATTGGTAGAGTTGATAGGAGTTGGTAGGGTTGGTAGGTGGTTTTTGTTTTGTGGGATGTATTTATTTTTTTTATTTGCTTTTATTTATTTTTTTACTTGACAAGTTCTGCATTGTGCCCTATATTGTATTTAACATTAATCAAGGAGGTCTCGATGCTTATAACAATTTTTATGATAATAAGTGTAGTATTAGTTCTGGTTATAGCTATTCCACAATTATTTCTTTTTAATGATAAATAAAGCTTGACAAATTAGCAAACAGTTCTTATATTGTATTTATCATTAATTCAACAAAGGAATAAAACAAATGCCTAAACTATTAACAAGTAACACTAAAATCGATAAGAGTATGAAGCTTTACCCTGAATATGAGGCAACTATACTCCAATTAGCACCTGGTAAAGGGGTAT